CATCGCGAAAGCGCGCGGTGAACGCGTGACGAAGATATGCCGGAAGTATGGGCTCGACGAACTCGAGCTCTATCTTACGGCGTAGGAGGGATGAAGATGTGGAACGACAAGACAACGCCCGCGCCGAAGTTTGAATTTGAAATTGGCGATATCGCGTTTATGAAAAGCGAAGCGACCAGAGGAAAGATGCAACCAGTGAAGATCATAGGCGTTGAATGTCTCGATACAAAAAACGGGCAACTACTGAGTTATAAAATTCAAAACGTAATAATAGAATTCAAGTACGAAAAGCTCAAACGGGTAAGCGTGCTTAAAAAACTGATAGCAGATGCAACATACACATACAACGAAAGTGCGCTCACATCTCAAGACGGGGCGAGCAAGAAGGAGGCGCAAAATGCTGCTTATCAAATTAACTCGCTATCCTGCCGAAGATCGTCAAAAGGCTATTCGAAAACTTCAAGAAGAAGGACTATGGGATTGCCTAACTTTGCACGAGCGGGCCGAACATTTAGCTTCTTTTCTCAAGAAAAACGCGCCCCTGCAAGAGCGCGCTCATCTACCCAAACGATTATACCACAATAGCCTCTTTTAGGGAGGTGGTACGGTCGGGCTCTCTCTGCTGATCCGGATCGGAGCGCCCCGGATCTCTGCTAATTCCGGGAACAAGAATGAAGTTCTCTCTCCAAGCGACGCACAACAACCCGAGAGCCCGCCCCGGAAGGGGGCTACGAAAGGAGTACACATGCAAAACCGCGGAATAAATTTCGAATATCTGCTCACAACCATCGGAAAGCTTGTCGCCATCGGCGCCATGGAGGGATTGCAGAAGCTGCCGAAACTCCCGCCGGAACCCGATCCGGATTACACCGACAGCCGCGAGATGTGGCTCGTTGTCGTGCCCGGGCTTAAAGGCAGGCGGATGGCGCTTGGTTGGAGCCGAAATCAGCTTGCCTCTTACTCGGGAGTCTCCTATACCCGAATAAGCGCGGCGGAGAGAGGCGATTGTGTGCAGATGACCACCGCCAAAAGGATTGCGGACGCTCTCGGCGTGGAGGTCGAGAAGATCGCCGAGACGTACCAGGGCAATCAGGAACCGCGCGCCCGGTACAACGATATAAAACCGCTCAGACTGCAAGCCGGGCTTTCTTGCACGGAGCTCGGCCGCAGGATCGGCGAGACTCCCCAAAAGGTCTGGGAGATCGACGCGCACGTTTACAACACAACGTCGAAACGGATTCTCGAAAAAATTGCCTTTGCGTTGGACGTGCCGATCGATTCGATTATCAGAAATGATTTCGGAGAAGACGAAAAGGAGGAAAGCAATGAAAGTACAAGCGAGTATCAAAACACTTGAAATGACATATGAGGAATGGAAGGCCGCGCGAATGAAAGGAATCGGCGGCTCGGACGCGGCAGCGGCGATCGGGGTGTCACGGTGGAAGTCGCCGTTGCAATTGTACCTCGAGAAAAGCGGCGAAATCGAACAACCGGAAGCGGGCGAGGCCGCTTATTGGGGGAATGTGTTGGAGGCCGTGGTTGCGGATGAGTTCACCAAGCGAACCGGAAAGAAGGTTCAGCGCGTGAACCGCATCTTGATCCACCCGGAGAATCAGTTCATGATCGCGAACATCGATCGGCGGGTGGTAGGTGAGAACGCGATCCTTGAGTGCAAGACGACGAGCGCGTGGAACAGCAAGGAATGGTGGGACGGGGAGATACCGGAGGAATACATCATACAAGTTACGCACTACCTCGCCGTAACGGGCGCTGAGAAGGCCTATGTTGCGGTACTGATCGGCGGGAACCGGTTCGAGTGGAAAGAGATCGAACGCGACGAAGAGCTGATCGAGATGATGATCGCGAAGGAATCGGAGTTCTGGCGCTGCGTAGAAACCCAAACCCCGCCGCCGATATCGGAGAGCAAAGCCGAGCTCCACGGCGATATTATGAATCGCCTCTACCCTAACGCGAACGCCGGCGCGAGTATCGAGCTGCCGCCCACTTACTCGGATACCTTAGAGCAACTCGTTGATGTCAAGAGCCGGATAAAAGACCTCGAGATATCCCAAGATTATCTCGAGAACCAGATCAAAGACGCGATGAAAGACGCCGAACGGGCCCGCGTCGGGCGGTTCTCGGTGTCGTGGAAGAACGTGACAACAAGGAGATTCGACAATAAGCTTTTTGAGAAGACGAACCCTGATCTGTACACACAATACACGAAGGAATCACAATCACGGCGGTTTACCGTGAAGGAGGAGACGTTATGACAGCTAAAGTGAATGAGATTAAAGGAAAGCTCGTGCAATCCCCAACCGTTACAACACCAACCGGGGTGGCAGCCGGCGCAACGATACAGCCGCAAGCCAAGAGACCGATGAATCCGTACCAGAACATCCAAGACCTGTTCAAGCGGATGGCGCCGGAGATCGATAAGGTACTCCCAAAGCACATCAAGAGCGACCATCTGCTAAGAGTCGCCCTTACCGAAATCCGCAAGAATCCCAAGCTGTTGGAATGCTCATCACAGTCGTTACTCGGCGCGTTGATGCTTGCGGCACAACTTGGACTTGAACCCGGTATCCTCGGGCACGCGTATCTGATCCCTTACTACAACTCAAAGACTCGTAGCACGGAAGTGCAATTCCAGATTGGGTACAAAGGATATATCGATCTTGTACGCCGATCCGGCGAGCTCCAAACCCTTGACGTCCACGAGGTGTGCCGGAACGACGTATTCGAGTACGAATACGGTCTTACACCAAAGCTGATGCACCGCCCGGCACTCGAGAACCGCGGCGACCCTTACTGTTATTACGCGATCGCAAAGCTCAAGGACGGCGGGTTCTCGTATCTCGTGATGAGCATTCAGGATGTCGAGAAGTTCCGCAAACGGTCCAAGTCACCCGATTATGGTCCTTGGGTTACCGACTACGACGCGATGGCCAAGAAGACCGTTATCAAGCAACTCGCAAAATATCTCCCGTTATCGACCGAGATTCAGACGCAGATCGTGCAGGATGAGGTTACCAAGAAGGAATACGAAGACGTGTTCGAAGCGGCCGACGAGACCGACTGGGTTGATATCAGCCAGCCGCAGCCGGAACTCGCGAAGCACGAACAGGCAACGGAATAATCAGCAATAAGGCGCCTCTCGCCTTTGAGGGGCGCTATCTATTATACGGAGATGGTTATATGAGAATGAGCGACGGCGTTCGCGGAATCAAGAGGAGGTGATCCGGATGACTTACATCGATATGATCAATCGTTTCTGGAATATGGACATAGAATATCATTTTACCGCTTCCGAAACAAGGCTATATTTCAAACTGATGGAAATAGCGAATAGAGTAGGGTGGAAAGTGTCGGTGTCCGTGCCTAATATTCGGTTGGTTTCAGATGTCGGGATATCCGAGAAACACCTCATATCAATTCGGCAACGCCTTCACGATGTTAAATTGATCGTATGTATAAAAGGCAACACGCGGACCGCTTGCAAGTATATCGTTGATCCGGATAATTTTAAGGTCGATTCCTTACCAAATACGGATAAAAAGGTAAGTAATAAAGAAGACGATAAAACCGATTCCTTACCTAAAACGTACACTGAGGTAAGTAATCAGGTAAGTAATCAGGTAAGTAATCAGGTAAGTAATCAGGTAAGTAATCAGGTAAACATATATAAGACTAGACCAGAGGAGATTAGAGAAGAGAAGACTTTAGCTTCTCCTCTTTTAGATGAGAAAGATTCTAAAAGAGGAGAAGCACACATGAGCGCCGAACCCGAAAAAGAATCTTTTCCGGCAAAACCGAATCGCCCGCCTACTCCCTATCAAGACATCTACGAGATGTTCATCTCTATCTGCTCAACCCTTCCTCAAATCCAAGAGCCTACCAAATGGGCCAAATCGCGGCGTGATTGCGTTAGCGCCCGATGGCGTGAACATCCGGATATCGGTTTTTTTTACGATCTATTCCATCGCGTGAATAATTCTGATTTTTTATCTGGTCGCGCAAAATCGTTCAAGGCCGGGTTCGATTGGATATTCAAGCCTGCGAACCTCCAAAAGATACTCGAAGGGAACTATGACAACCGAGATAACAGCGCGCAGAAGTTTGCGGGGCTAAAGGCATTCTGGGAGGAAGCGCAGGCGGAGGAGGCGATGAAAGATGCCGCTAAGTAAGAAGGCATTCGGCGAAGCGATGGCGATACTCGGCACGTATTACGACAAAATCGATGCAACGCTCGGAGATACAGTTAAAACCAAAGCGTGGTATTCGGCGCTTCAAGATATGGAGGACGACGAGCTCAGAGCGGCCGTGAATGATTACGTCAAGACCGG